ACTCAAGGTTAAAATATTAATAACAGTAAGACTCCTCTGTAGTTTCATTTTTATTTAATACTGCTGACTTAATTAAATACTCATCTTCTGTAATATATCCATATCCCGGTGTGTTGCGTTTAAGATGATATGACAGTCCACAAAAAGTCATGCCCATGTCAGCGGCTGCTTGTGTGATACTGAGATAAACGCCTTTTGGTGTCATCAAAAACTTACTGTTTTTTCTTATAATAAATTTTGTGCCATCACGTTTTTCATAGACTTTTCTCTTTTTAGGTCCCTCTACAATTTCACAGTCTTTGGGACGACCTAATGGATTTAGATCAAGTAAATTAACACCATTAACCATAAACTTATTTTGCTGTCCAAGCATTTCAATATAACTTATTTGATCGCCTGCCTTACTAGGTGTTTCTTTGGCAGTATATGGTTTTTGCACTAAACGAGGAACAGCATATGAATTAGTCCAGTACTTAACAGCGCCATGTGCCATTTGCAGTTCTATCCAATCTTTACTTTTTTCTCGGGGAATAAGTGGATAACCAACTGCTTGCACCCATAAATTAGTTTTCTTATCTCGGTAAATGATAGCATCACTGGCAATTAAATCTGGGGGTATTTTAGTCCATGCCACAGCCGCAGTAAGATTGTTTGGCTCGTAACCATTTATTGTAGAGTATTTTCTTGCTGGATCTTGCTTCCATTGCATGTATACACTTAACGCAAGATCAGGGGCAATAGGACTTATCCCAGTGCCTGACCATTTCTTTCTTGTTTTGTCCATATCCGTATTTAGATATGATTTTCAGTTTAATTATTTTACAATTAAGTAACCAATAAAACCAAGAACAGCAGTAATGATGGTTCCAAACGTAGCAATCAACTGCACTTGCTTACTGGAATTTTGACGCTCCAGTAATAACTTGATCTCGCTAAATCCTGCTTGAGTTTGACTTTTAAGGTCTGCGATAGTTGCTTCAATCTTGGCGATTCGGTTTTCCACATTGTCTAACCTTTCTTCAAGTGCTTTGTATCTTAGTTCGCAGAGTTGAACATGAGACTTTAATGTATTTTCTTTGAAACCATCCATAGTCTTATTTCTTCTTTTTTGCTCGCTGTTCGCCAAGGCGTATTGCCACACCTTGCTTTTGCGCTTTAGCACGACCTCCGGGTCCTGGGTAGTATTTTCCTGAACTTCCATACTTGTATCCTGAGCCTCCTCTGGGTCCTGCGACTTTTCTTACTGGCATTATTTTCTCCCTGGTCTTGGCTTTTTACGATTAGTTTTTGTTCTCATTCCGCGTTCTGGTAATGATCTCATATTATGCTCCTATTGGTGTAACTGTGATTGTAGCACTGGGTTGTGCCGGCATTACAAACGGGCTTGTTTGTGCCGCTTCATATTCAAGGCTAATGCCCGATGTATTGCTTACAGCAAAACGAACTTCAAGATAGTCATTATCCGCTAGGTTATCCACACACCACATTTTGGTAATAAGTTGATAAACATCACTGCCGCCGCTGGCTGGACGCAGACTTACTTTAATTCTTGTTTCTGACAAATCTGTACCGTTACGGGCTAACCAAATCCAAGCAGTTCTTTCTGCGTTGTCTGTGTTCTTTGTTTGCATTTCAACAACAACTTCATAACTGCCTTGTGTATCAATGTTCAAGCGTGTTGGATTACCTGATGTTACAGTAACACCTTGATTACCTACGTGTGCTGTAGTGTCTGTATACCAATCAAAGTTATAAACAGTATTTGCGGCACCAGCAGTTACATTAGCAACTTTGTGAAAGCAACCATATGTTCTACGATAAACAATATCACCGCCCGGTAACGCTGTGCCAGCAGAATTATTAATATTCAACACATTGCTAGACAGTGTAGATGAAGTTGTAGATAATTCTAACATATCAACCGGACTTGCAGCCGCTGTTCTAAATATAAAATTATCTGACTTAAATTCACTACTAATCGGATCAGCAGTAATTACACTATAACTATCTAATGTTCCTTGTTTGATAGCAAGGAAATTCATTTTCGTTCCATTAGCACTACTAGTCCAGTTTTCTGTAGCAACAACCACTACATTACCACCTGGTCCTCCAGGAACTCCAGGACTTGTGCCAGTGTTAGCATTACCATTAAACTTAAACTCACCAATGACATCACTGTTTTGTGTTGGGGTATAATTTATACCGTCTGTGCTACGATATGTATTCCACGATGATGTAGCAAAATCACTGCTAGAAGTAGCACGACTTTGTATTACTGTTTGAAGCACTTTGCCGTTGTTTTCATTTACACTAAAGAAAATTTTGCCTGCGGCAGAATTTATATTGGTATTATCGCTGTTAATGTTTAGATTATTTCTGCTATTAGTCATGGCGAATACTGTATTGCCGCCTGAACTTTGAATATCATCACCATTAATGCGTAAATCACCACCAATTGTGCTGGTTCCAGTTCCACTAACAGTTAAATTACCGCCGACGGTAGCATTGCCACTACTATCTAAACTTAGTTGTAAAGTATTTGAACCACCAGAAGCCGCAGTTCTTGTTCTAAATGCCCAAGCATCACTGCGATAAGTTGCTGAAGTTGGACTATGATCAATGAGAGTTGTTACGCTGGTTGCTGTATAATCAACGCCTGAAGGTTGTGCGAATATTTCCAATTTTGTGCCAGCACGGCTTGGACTAGAACTCCAATTTTCTGTGGCACTGGCTCTAAACAAGAATGGATTACTTAATACTGCATCACCGCTCCATGCTGAACCATTATAGCCCTGTGCCATAAGTTCGCAGAATCTATCTCCATTTTGAATTGCTGTTGGTGTAGCCACTGTGCCACGACTATTTTCAAAGACAATCCATGATCTTGCACCACTTGCACCACCACTGTAACTTCTTAGCATAACACCAGGACGATAACTACTTGGTGCATCGCTGTTGCTTAAACTAACACCACGAGTTGGACTGATTGTTGATTGTAGTGCGTAGATATTACCATTATTCAATGTAGTAGTATCACGAACGGCACCAAACAGATAGTTACGGTCATTGGTTAAGTTGCCACCATTATCAAATGTCATAACAACATTACCGGTGCCGTTAGGATCAAGTGTAATATTACCATTACTAGCACCTGTTGTAATACTAAGGGCACCTGTTGATTCAGTGATTGTTCCGCCTTGAACATCTAAATTACCTGCTAGTGTAGTTAATGTATTACTTGTTAATGTAATATTTGTAAGTCCATCACTGGCTTGTATATCACTGCCATTTACACGCAAATCGCCAGTAATAGTTAAATTACCATTGACATCTAAAGCCATTGTTTGTGTTGTGCCAGTTTTACCATTAGCCCAAGTAAAACTATCGCTTCTGCTACTGAAAGTTTGTGGATTAATGTTCAATACATTTATTCTACTAGCCGCACTAAGATTTGTAGCAGTTGGTTGTAACGCTATAACATATCCTGTGCCGGCATTAGTTACTGTGCCTGCTGTAGGATAAGGTCCGCCTGTGTTTGCCCAGTTTTCTGTGGCAAAAAAATAACTTTGTCCAGGGATACTAGCAACATAATCAACAAGCCATCCATTTGTTGCATAACCCGTGGCATTAAGTTCAGCAATCAAATCATTGTTTTGAACTGCTGTTGGTGTTGTTTCAGTGCCTCTGGCATTTTCAAATATAATATTACCGCGACTACCACCACTAACGGGGTATGTTCTCATTACAATAGAATTACGAGCGGCTGCCGCACTACTACCATTACCATTACTAACTAATAAGCCTTGACTAGCACTTGCTGATCCTGTGAATGCGCTAATAGTTGGACTGGTAAATCTATTTGGTCCTTTGATAATACTACCACTAGTTTTACTACCAATATTAGTTACTGTTGATGCTCCACCGATGTTTAGTGTCGTTGCTGTTGTATTCAGCAAATTAGCAGTTGTTGCTGATGTAGTAATATCTCCACCATTGACTGCTAAATCACCTTCAACTGTTACATCGCTGGATAATACAATACTACCAGTGCCATTTGGATCTAATATGATATTACCATCGGTATTTGTTGATGCTATTGTGTTATCATCTGCGATACCAACAGTGATATTACCAAACGTTCCTCCTGCGAAACTTGGGCTATCTCCGGTGCCTACGCTTTGTCCTATGGCAATAGTTGCTGTGTCGGCATCTGTATAACTTACTGTTACACCAGTGCCATTGGCAAATTTAACAGTGTCAGTTGTGCTATCACTGCCTACTAGATTTAAGTTAGTTCCGCCTGTAGTTGAACTAAAGTTTTGAGTATAAGTTGTATTATTATCAGTAGAAGCAATAGTAATTGTATTAGCATCAGTTCTTGTTACTGTTGTTGCACCGCTGCCTAAATATGCCACTGAATCTGTGCTACTATCACTGCCAGTTAAGTTTAAGTTAGCACCGCCTGTGGTTGCTGTAGCATCAACTGTGTACGTTGTGTTTGTATCAGTTGCCGCAATAGTAATTGTGTCAGCATCAGTTCTTGTAACTGTGACATTTGTGCCAGATGCTAGTTTGATTGAATCAGTTGTTGAATCACTGCCAACTAAATTTAAATTTGCACCGCCTGTGGCAGCACTAGCATTTTGGGTGTATGTTGTATTTGTATCTGTTGATGAAATAGTTACAGTATTAGCATCTGTTGAAGTAACTGTAGTTGCGCCTGCACCTTTATATGCTACGCTGTCTGTTGTGCTATCACTGCCAACTAAATTTAAGTTAGCGCCACCAGTTGTGCTAGCACTGGCTATTGTATAAGTTGTATCAGTGTTTATACTAGTATTTGTAATAACACCTGTGCTATTATCATAACTAATGCCTGTGCCTGCACTTAGACTTTGTCTAGCCAATGCTTGACTAAAATATTTGTTTGTTGTGCCTTCGCTGATGTCGTCAGTGTCTAATACTACTACAGGACCAGTATCACCATTTACGCTGGTAATTCCGCCTGATTGAATGTTTAGTGTGCCCGCAGTTAAGACTGTAATATCATCTGTAGTATTAGTAACGCTAACGCTACTATTAGGAACTGTGACATCTATTACTTGTCCTTCTGGTGTTGTTACTGTGATTCCATTGACTTCAGTGACTTCAATGGTATTCTGTGTTGTGGTTACGGAAATATTGCTCATAATATCTCCTTATGCTATTGTTAGTGCTGTATAACCTGCGCTTAGGATAGGATTACCAATATCAACATCCGGCTCGTAACACATGATGAACGCCCAACGATGACTGTTTGTCTGTGTTGGTGTATCTGCTGTTGTCCAAGTGATACCTACAATGGTAACTGGAACATTCTTACGAGCATCTGGAATAATAGCACCTGTGTATAAGTTACCGGGAATAGTAATATTAACTGTGCCTGCACTAGCACTGACTACATTTAATACACTACTGTCTACTGTAACTTCTTGTTTAGGAAAATAACCAATGACTTGACTACTACTAAAGTTTGGCACACCATTACGATCATATGTAACTGGATTTACTACCAATGTTTGATAATCAATTGCCCATGTCCAACCTGTAATATTTTGATTGAAGTTATAAGCGTATGTTCGCTTAGTTGATGGGAAGATTTGTTCTACCTGTATGTTATCTGGTCCGCCCAAATAATCGCTGAAACTTAATACGCCTGACATAGTTATTCTCCTGAGGAAGTAGGTATAGACTCTGCGGAATCTATACCAATATTTATGCGAAACTTGTTCTAGAATAAAATAATGTTCTATGAGCAACTATATGGAAATCTTTATTGTAAGTTGATGTTGGAGGATCCGCTACAAGATTTACACCAACTATACCTGATTCAGTGGTAATAGTTCCGCTAAAAGACATAAAACTAGTATTATTGTTTGGATCCGATAAAGTTGTGCGTCCTATATCTACTACTGATACAGTAGTACCATCATTGACAACTAATACTTCACTGATTTGTCTATCAATTGCTCCACTAAACGTATCCTTCATAGTTACCATAATGGTATATTTTCCACCAAAATTATCTGAGACTGGACTGTATCTATCAATGAGGAAGTTTGTATTACTTGGATTATTAGCCTGTCCTTTGTATATTGTATGTGTAGAAGTACTTCCATATGATCCTGGATAACTTGCTTGCCATATAATGCCGCCGCCTCCGCCAGGTCCAGTATCTGGAACTTCGGTCGGCGATATCATCAATGCGTTGTTTAAATATTCGCGTTCTACATCTACTAGCCAATCATCATCAGTGATTGTAATTCCTGAATTTTGAATAATCTTACCAGTTGTGCCATTAAATCTAGCGATAGCATTATCAGTAGAACTACTTGGTCCTACAACATCTCCACCAGAAGTAGAGGTCACTGGAGTCCAACTTAGTGTCCCCGACACGCTACTTGTTAATACCAATCCTGTAGTTGTTGGTAATGCTGTGGGTAATGTATAACCATCAAAACCTGTAATAGTTGTGCTAGATACTGTTTGGCTTGCACTTACAGTCCAAGTTGAACCAGAACCGCTGCCGCTGATATTGGCTGTAATTTTAGTTTTGTCTGTAACTCCAGTGCCTGTTATTTCTTGTCCTATAACAATAGTTCCGCTGGTCACTGTTCCAATTGTCAGTGTTGTGCCACTAATACTAGATCCTGTGGCTACAAATCCATCAGCAGTTGCTGGTGCTGATATTTTTACACTGCCGCTGGTGCTACCTGATAATGTTAAATCACCACCGCTAACAGTTAAATCACCATCTATTTGTAAATTACCTAGGCTATCTAATACCATTCTTTCAGTGCTTGTGCCAGCATTTAATACGCCAAAGTTCATCTTGAATGTATCTAATACCCCGGCATTTGCTGCCGTTGATATTGTTTCAATATAACCGCTTCGTGCAAAAGTTCCTGGTGTTGTTTCTGTTTCAAACTCTAATTGATTACCGAATCCAACTACAGGTGTTCCTGTGCTATTGGCTCGTAGTGTTAGTGTTCTACTTGCCACAGTGGTATTTGCTAAAGTTCTAACAACTGTTACAGGATCTGCGGCAGATGATGTAGTCAAAGTCAAATCATAGGTGCTGGCAGGATTGATAGTCATTGCTTCGCCTACTGTAGCAATATTTCCTGTGTATAATGTATTAGATATATTAGCGTCACCGCTGACATCTAAAGTATAACCTGGTGTGCTAGTATTAATACCAGTGTTGCCACTGTTAAACCATTGATTAGTAGTATTGAACTGTAGTCTATTAGCACCGCCATAATTAAAACTTAATAAATCATCTGCGCCATTATTTGTTATAATTAAACTGCGTTCGTTATTTGTCATAGCGAACTGAGTTATTGTATCTTGTGCGTTATCAATATGCAGTTCATAACTAGGGCTAGTATTGTTTATACCAACTCTGTTATTTGTGCTATCTACAAATAATGTTCCAGAATCTACAGTTAGATTTTTTGGAATAATAGTATTACCAGTGTTGTCTAACAATGTTAATTCATTGACTACTGTGCCATCACCGCCAAACCAAGGAGCACCTGTGCCAGGGCTTGCGCCATTGTATTGACGAACATAAATTTGTCCGCCGCTGTTTGATAACCCAGAATTATCGCCTGTGGCAATTTCTAAATATCCTTGATCGTCGCCAGTTGATCCAGCACCAATGAACCAAGGATCATCTGTGGTGCTTTTACCACGAATACCATATTGAGGATTTACGCCATCTGGTTGTGTTGAGAATGTTAGCCAAGGTGTTGTGTTATTGATATTTACACTAGTAAAGGAGCCAGCACCACCTGCGCCACTAGGATTTGGATTATATCTAAGATTACCATCACGATCTGTAATAGTTGGACTACTGAACTTACCAAAAGTTTTCTTAATGCCCATACGTGCTTTGATAAACCAACGACGATATGTTTGTGTATTAGCAGGAACTTCTGTAATAACTGTAGTAATAGTTTCACTATTGGTAAATGTTGGCACATTACCTTCTGGAGTTATTTTCTTCAAATATACATAGTCGTTGTCTACAGGCAAGTCGTATAATACATCTGAACCCTGTGTTGCTATAGTTGTATTAACTGTGTAAGTTCCTAGACCACCACTAATTGTATAAGTGCCTGCGGCCTGTGCGTCAAATGCTCGATTTAATGTAACAGTATTAGTTCCTGCATCTATGGCCGTAATATGAGCACCATAAATTCCCAGTCCAGTGCCCATTAAGTTATTACCAATCAATAATCCTGTGACATTGTTTAACACAACTGTGTTAGCAAATTGGGCACCACCGCTGGCAAATGTTTTACTTGCTGGAGAGTTTGTAAGTTGATTAACAACTGTTACACCACCTAAGTCAAAATAATCTCCAGCATTAATTGCGCCATAAGGAGTGGCAGTAACAGTCATAATATTGCCAGCAATACCACTGTAAGTGCCAGGAGTTGAATTATCGTCAATCCAACCTGTAATAGTCATTGGATCCCAACCCTCGGTGTAAAATAATTCTATTTCATCATAGGGACCGCCTGTGGTAGGGATTTGAATCTGTAATTGGAAATTAGGAATAGCAACATCTGCGTCAATTTCAGTAATAAACACTACTGGAGGTTCAGGTAAGTTTGGACTTGCGCCATAAACACCAATACCAATGTTTGCTTCTGTAGTAAATTCTGTGATAGGTTCTATTGTGTAAACATCACCATTATATTCAAGTGCTTGAATCTGCGCTACTAATCCACCTTCTTCAGTTTCTTGTTCTTTGACACGCATTACTCTAAACAGTTTAGGTGCCCAGTCATACAAATCACTGTAAATGTTAACAACATCTCCTGCCTGTGCTTGTATACCATATTGATTTGTAGTAAATTCAACAACTAAATCATCACGAGTTTGACGCAGTTCCATTTGTCCTAATAGGTCTGCTTGCATACTGTTATTGACCAAGTCTAGACTCATGCGTAATTGATTATCAGGCTCATTAGGATTTCTTTGATCTTCAGGCAATTCTGTTCTAGCATAAGCCTTTTGATCGCGATTCCATCTATCATAGAATTCTGCTTCAACGCTGTTGTATAAATCATCTAAGCGAGTAGAACTAATTGTAATACCGCTGATAATATTATCGTCAGTAAATGTTAGTAAATTTGGCGCAGTGGTAAAGAAAGTAGTTGAACTTATACTGCCGCTAGTGCTAGTAGTGTATCTACCTTTTTGTCCTGTAGTTTCTCCAGCAGTTAAAGGAGTAATCTGTGCTGTAATTGTGCCAATTAATGCACCGGTGCTGTCATAGAGATTTTGACCTGCTTCTATTCTACCTTCTTCAAAGTTTGAGACAGTTAATGTAGTACTACTTCTGCTTGCTGTAAAGTATGTTGTAGGATCTGCGGGATCACCAGCAGTTATCGCTTTCTTAATAACTGGACTCCATAGACCTGTGCTAACATCATAACTCATCCACGCACCACCATTTTGCAGTATGGTATCTATGTTATTTTTAACTTGATTGCTGGTATCTATCAATCCATTAATGTCATAACGTGTGGCAAATTGATTAGTGTTTCCATATTGATCAGTGTAAGTTATATCTTCATTACAAAAAGTTTCCCATGCAGTTTTTGCTGTGCTGTCAATATAACTAGGATCAATACCTGCGCCATAACGCTTGCTGGTCATGTAATCATACCAAACATCTGCGGGATTGCTGACATTGTTGGCAATTCTAAATGTCATTGTTGGCAAGCCAGTAAATCCTTTTTCACCATTGTATGTTACTTTAACAATAGCGTATACTAATCCACTCATATTGTAAGTTGGATCCCAACCTAGTGTAGTATTTGGATTAGGCCAAAAGTCAATGGCACTTACTTTGTTACCAGCATAACTTGGATAGATTTGATTTGGTGCCGCTGTGCCTCCAGCATAAACTCTAACTTCAACCAAACTTGTAGTGTCATTTACTTTGAAATTTGTATCAATGAAATCTTCATAAGTGTCAGCACGACCAGTGCCTACACCTACCACTGCACAGGTAAATGTTGATCCTACTTGATAAGTTAGTCCACTAGTTCCTGCCGCAGTATTCCATTGTGCTTGTGTAGTTGTGCCTAGACTAGTAATCTTATAACTAGTGCCTACAACAAATGCTGTGGCCACTGTGTCTACAGGACTTACTGTTTTACGACCATCTTTGACCAAATGCGACAAGTTTGTAGTATTAATTGGAGTTAGTCTTAGATCATTCCAGTATACAGCATCAACGCCATAGACTGCATTAGGATTATTACAAGTTTCACTTAACACAATACAGTAATACATTGTGTTGTTGATTTTTTGGTCTGTGCTTATCAATCTAGCATCAGTGATAATACCATTTACATAAGCATTACCATATAATACTGGAATCTTATTGTTAGTCTGCGGAGGAACTTGAATTCTACCACCTTGATTACTAATTGAATTATTACCTTTATTGGCATTACCATTAATAATTCTACTTGTTACATACGCGGCACCAACTGCTACAATACCGCCTAATACGGCAGCACTAATTCCTAGTGTAGCCGCTAAGGAGATTCCAGCAGCCGATGTTGCTACTAATGTGCCTATATACGCAAATGCTGGCATAATTAAAATTCCAATCTATAATAGTTGTAAGTCATTCCATCTGGACCAACTTTAATATCTTTTGTCGCTGCTACTAAAACTCGCTGATATAATTTTTCAAATACAGGATCATTACCATAAGTCATAATTGCACGAACTCCCAATGCTTTTACATAATCAATTAATTTGTATATGTTTCTAATAAAAGCAAATGCTGATTGTTCATGTCCCATGCTGTGAAATTCTACTTCATTGTCTTTAAACTTTAGTAAGAACACTATGTTACCTATACGGATCAATCTTGTTAAATTATCTTTGTTTATGATCATATTTAACTTGGAATATTCCTTGACGGCAATTTTACTGTCTTTGTAATTCTCGAGATAGTATTTGAACACTATCTCGTTTATTTCTTTGTCTGCTAAATCATCAAATCTCATATTAATCCTTACATATCATGAACTGGGGCTTGACCTCGCTCGCCAGGTTTGCCACCTCCACCACCGTTGCCAACAGTGCCTGTTTGTTGTGGCACATATTTCTTACCAAAGTCAAAACTACTGTTAAACAATGTTTCAACACGATCCATACTACCATCAACATAAGCGTTAGTATGCTGGAATGGCAATGATAATCCTGTGCCGTTAGTCAATGTAAGTGGTGTGCCATTGTAAGTTGCACTTAGTCTAAAATTATCAGCAGTTATTGGTGCTAATGGTGTTGCTTGTGATATTACATAATAAGTTGTATTAGCAGTCAATCCTAGTTGTGTAGTGCCAACATATTTTAGTTGTTGTCCAACTCCTAAGTGATGATTTACTGAAGTTAATGTATCAGTACCAGTAATTGCTGTAATGGTTTTATTATACAACTCTGCCCAATATTCTTGATAATCTTGTCTATTTGTTCTGCGTCCGCTGACTTTATTTTCAAGCACACCCATAACACTACTTGCAATAACTGTAATAGTATGATTAACACTGGGTTCTTCATTGGCAGCATCTAAGTCTTCTTGAACACTAAAATTACTAATGATACCGGTAAATCTTTTGTATACTTCACCTGTAATAATCTCCTGTGTTCTATAATCAAAGAAAGCACGATAGATATTGATTTCGCCACCTTTGATCTGTGTGTCTAGTGTGGCAGCAATATAAGTTGGAGGAATAGCACTTAATGTAACTTGTATCTCATCGTTAGCATTACTGATATTGCTTTGTATTTCACTGACAGTTAAAAAACCTGCTAATGCTTCATAGGTATTGCCATTATAGACTACAGATTTATAACAATTACTGATATAATATGTTGTGCCATCTAATGTTAGGTCAATGAGAACGCCGTGCTCAATACTACGTTCTGTGTCTACTGCTGTTATAGTTGTTGTCATTGTATTTGCTCAATCAATTCAATGTCACCTGTAAGTTCTACAAGTTGTCCGGGCAGATATCTAATCTGTGGAAGTTTTGCTACTATTACATTGAATAGTGCGGCTCTAGGTCCAACTCTAACTGAAGTGTTAGTTGATACTGTGCCAATAAATCCTCGGTTCAATGGAACGCAGGCAGTAGGAGTTGATGTCGGACCAGTGCCATTAAATGTTATTGATCCAGCAGTCATTGCTGTAGTTGAAGTAACACTGATATTTGGATTGCTTGTAGAATTATTGATATTATCAATATAAGTTATGCCGCCAAATGCACCAGTGCCGCTGGTTCTAGATATAATCTGTCCCACACTTAAATTTGCAAATGAACTTAGACCTGTGATAAAAGTTCTTGTTGTTGTGCTGGTAAATCCTACATTACTGCCTGGACTACTAGCACTAGCACCATCTGTTAGCAAGTATACACCAGCAGGTTGTATAGTTCCTGTAACGCCTGTAACTGCTGTTGGAATAACAACATCTGCTGTGGAGATATAAGGATAATAAAATCCTTGTGGTCTTAGATAATCACCTTTTTTAACCAAATACAATCCCGCAGTTATAGTTGTTGAATTTACATTGGTTAATACCATCTTAGCACCTGTGGTATCACTACTTGCTTGATAACTTGTTATCAAGTTATTAGCACCAGCAGTACCTTGATAGGGTATCATCCAACTATTGCCTAAATTGGCTACTCCAGTTGTAGCACTGATATTATTAAGATAAAAGCCATGTGGCTCATATCTATCATTGGTAAACAATGGTTCTAATATTTCTCGGTATTCAGCGGCAGTCCATACAGGCTTAGGAGTAACTGTAAATCTAAATGGATTAGCCCAGTTGCGGCTAACAACACTGATCCTACCACTGCGGCTAACTGTTTGTGCCACTAACTTACTGCGATTAACTTCTACGTTAACTGCTGTGTCTATAATTTGTTGCATTGTCATTATCTACGACTCCTTATTGGAAGACTTCTTCTTCCCTGTTCTGCTACATTATGAATGAACTCTGGATCACGTGCCAACATACTTCTAAAACTGCTGGCATCGACTGCTTGAATAGTATAAGTTACATTAGTAACATTTGTTTCACCGCCGCCAAATAGTTTATCATTAGGAACAATCATACCTGAACCTTTTGGAATAAACATTTCTGGACCGCGTTCGCCAACCAGTGTAGGTCCATCAATAGGACCGCCAATGGCTGCTCCGCCATATGCTCCTCCTAATACAGCACCACCGGCTAATTGACTGCCTCCAGTAAAGAATCCGCCAATCATTCCTAATAGACTTGTTACTAATTTATTACTTTGTGCTCTAACTGCTTCTGCGATTAAACTGTTGAATAAGTCTTTGAAACTTAGTTTACCAGTTTGAACAAATCTAACCATGCTGTCTTCAAAGCCTCGTGTCAGCGTTTGAAATGTGTTTCCTGCTTGTGCAAAACTGTTATTGCCGCTTTCAACATATTGGCGATAGGCTTTTGCCCAACCTGCACTAAAGTCTTGCTGTTGTTTTGCCTGTGCTTCTTGATTGGCAATAGTATTATTTTTGCGTTCTGCAATTAAATCATTAACTTCTTTTTCTTTAGCCAATCGTTCTGCGTACGGCAAGTCTTTGATATCAGCGATTTGTTTTAACAATGCTAGTCGCTGTTGTTCAATGTCAAACAATGCTTGTGCGTTTGCACGTTCTTGATCAGTCATCATAACAGTGTCTAATGCAAACTTGGCTTTGGCAGCCATTGCTTGATTATCTAAGTTAGTGGCTTCCACTAATTTGTAAGCGGACATTGTAGCATTATCAATTTGCTTTTGATAATCAGCCCATTCTTGAGCGGCTTTTTGTCTTTCTTCTTCTTCTGCTTGAAATACTTTAGCATTTTGTTCTATACGATATTTGGCAGTATCGTTGGCTGCTTTTTGATTAATAGCCTGTGTTTTAGCAACTATCTCTTTATTTTGCGCCGCTATGCTTAAATTTTCTTTACTGCGTATTTCATTAACTGCTTTGGCTACTTCAAACGCGGCATTTATTTCAATGGCTTGTAATTCATTAGCACCTGATAATATTGCTAATTTACGTGTTTCAATAATGCTATCTTCTGTGCGTTTAGCACTTTCCAGTCTGGCCTTATCTGCGGCAGATACGCCTTGTTCTCTGTTTGCTGGACCTAATTGTTCAACGGCTGATTTGATCTTGCCAAATCCAGTGCGTCTTGGATCTTGTGCGGCAAATTTCTTTCTTGCTTCTGCGGCATCTTCTAATGCTATTGTTGCCCCTTTAGCATTAGCAATTAAATCATTATTTTGTTTGTTAAGATCTTTAATACCCACAGCGGCATCGAATGCACTACCGCCAGTGCCTGCTAATATTGTAGCCAAACTGGCCAATGCTCCAATAGGAGTTCTTCCAATCAATACACCTAAGCCTGCTGTGATACCTAATGCAGTATTGATAGCAACAATACTAGCCAATATATTAACGCCGAAAGCAAGACCAAAAGTGATACCTAATGCTTTAATAATCTTTTCGGCTGCGGCAGCATTTAATTCGGTTTCACCTAACATTTTAGCCAATGGTGTTAATGCGTTTATGGCTGCTATTTGTAATTCTTCAAATGTTTTTTGTAGTTTTTGAGTTGTTTCGGCTGCTTGTTTAATGGCCTTTTCATTTTCTAAAAACTGTTCTGGATCTAGAGCATCTATTAATGATTTTGGATCTATGCTTCTAAAACTCTTACTTAATAATTGTGCGGCTAATGCGCTTCTTTCAGCACCTACAGGTAATTTTGCCAAGCCATCTAAGGTCTTTTGTAGAATATCTGCTTCACTTAGATTTTTCAAGTCAGACATTGACACGCCAACTTTAGCAAAAGCATTTCTTAAATTATCACTACCACCATTTGCCGCTTCAATGGCTGCGAATAGTGTGTTAATTGATTTTTCTAAGTTCTTACCGTTGCCGCCTGCGGCGTTCATTGCCGATTCTAAGCCCTTAAGGCTAGCAATGCTAATGTTAGTAGCATCACTCATATCACTTAGTCTATCGGCAGCATTAAAAGCACCGGCGATAAAGGCTCCAAATGACACACCTAATAGTGCTGTACTTAATCCGTTGATTTGGCGATTTAGTGTTTGGACTTTGTCTGCGGCTTTATCAATGTTATCTAGTCCGCGTGTAACAAAGTCTAATATAAATCTTTCATTTGCAGCCATATTATTTCTCCTGCTTTTTAATATATTCTTTAATATATTTGATAGTTGGTTCAGTCATACCTCTTGGTGCTTGTTTGCTCCAACCTTCATCTAATCTTTGAGCATAAGGATAATCGGCTTCGATGCGATTATTTCTTAGATCTGTATTTGCTTTAGCGTTACCGCTGCGAATTGGAGTTGTTCTATAAAATTCTTTATAAGCGACTTTGGCTAATTGTTCTTGACTTAACAAAGTTTTCAATTCTTCTAGCCTTTTATTAATTTCGCCGCTCATAGTAACTCCTTTGATTTAGTCTTAGTGCGCTCTACCATCTTTAACATTTGATCCTGTGTTAATTCAGGTGTTTTCTTAACTCCATTTGCTTTATCTTGTTGTTCTTGTTCCCAAGTCATCATAACATCATAGACCATTAAATCAAATATGGTGCCATTGGCTAAAACTTCGCTGGGTAATTTATGATAAGTTTTAGCCATTACACCTATTGTTATTAGTCTTGAAGTTTCCCAGTCGTTGAGGTCGATGACTTGGTTGCGGACTTTCCCAACTGTTCATTGATTGCGGCAATAGCGGCAATGGTTAAATCTATAGGCAGCAATTGATCTTCGCTCATACTGGGCTTGCCGTTTTCATCAAGAATTAGTTTTCTTAAAATTGCATTTAATTTATTGCCATCTTGTTCACTTTGGCTTTTAAAGAAATCAAAATAAGTTGTAATATCTAGTTTATCATAAACATAGAAAAATACAGGGCCATATGCTTCTACAATGTCCTCATTTTTGATTTCTATTTTTGTTAATTCTGGTTTTGTTGCAAATTTACTAATGTTCATATCTTATTGTCCTTCATATCGTTTTTTCATATAATGTATTGTATTCAATACAAATCTTAATCTAACTTCT